CCATCGCTGGCATCAATGATGGTCTTTGACATTTTCTTAGCTGCTTTTTCAATAGATTCCAAAGTTGTACCAGATATTTCAGCAGCATACTTCAGTTCACTAAGTGTCTCGGTGGCAAAGCTGGTTCTCCGAGACATCTTTTCTATCTGGTCACCAGCCTCAGCAAAGGATTTAGCGACCATCATTAACCCAGCAACCATAGCACCACTCATAGCAACCATCGCAAGTCCTGCCTTCCTGAAGTTGGCAGACATATTCTGAGTGGACTTATTGACTTTATCAAAGGCAGCTTTGGTCTTATCCTCTGCCTTTATTTTTATAAGTGCATCGCCTACATCCATCGTTAATTCTCCACAACTGAGCCACCATAGGCAGCATTCAGCATTTGAACATTAGCCAGTATTTGCTCAGGAGTCTGTGCAGACCTTGACCTTGAAGGCATAAAGTCCTCTGGCTTTAGTGGCTTGGTGTTTTTACCACGCCACATATTAGCCATTACAGTACAAATCAGAGCCGACCTGTAGTTTAGCCAGTCCTGATTGCTGTTGTACCTTTTGATAAGAGCATCAAGCTCTTTGGGTGTTAAGTCCCAGAACTCATCCTCTGTTAAATTGAGGTCATAGCGTCCTACAGACCACAGGTTTAGCCAGCTCGGGACTTCTTCGCTAAAGGGCGGGATTTGCCCTCTTCGATGTCTGGAAGCGACTGTGTGATGCAGGCAACAATGCCATCAGAGACTTCGTTCATATTGCCGATGTCTACCATATCCAGAACATCATCAAATTGCAGTTCTTTGTCCTCGTGTATCAGGCATGCCCACATCAATAGAGCCATATCCCCCAGTGTCATCTCATCAAGATTGATTCCCTTCAGGAGATTCTTACCGGTAATCTTCTCGAACTCCACCATCCCCTTCAGAGACAATCGGAGGTGACGTTCCTTATCCAGTTTAACTGTAACCAGTTTGTCTATTTTAGGCATTTTCTCACTCCTTTTCTAAGGGAGGGGGACGTTAATCCCCCTCCCATCTCTATTCGACTTATAGGCCATCGAATACAGTGATAGTATAGATTTTGTTGCTCTTACCTGCCGTTTTGGTAATCACCGTAACGGTAACTAAATCATCCGGCAAGGTATCGATTGGACTTGATGCCGCACCGGAGACTACCGTGTTACCATTGACTGTGATTGAATCTGCTGCCGCACAGGTAGGTGTGACAGTAAAGGTATTCTCAGCAGAACCATCCCAGGTGTAGGCATAGGTCGCACCGGCAAAGGCTGGAACTGTAGCTATGATACCAGTTTGGTCTCCTGTAAAGACCAGACCAGTCAGGTCATCGCCAGCCGTAACACCGAGAGTCGGTTTGCCGATTACGCTAATTGTGGCACTGAACGGGATTATACCCTCTGGTGTCGCATCGCCGGCAGAGAAGCCAGTAACATATCCGTCTGCCGTCCAGGTGGTACCACTCAAGGCTGTAGGGAAGGCGATAATCCATGTCCGGGATGTCCTCGAATTCATGTCAGCTACCAAAGCAGCCTGAGCTGTATCGTCCGGTCTGAACCATCCCTCAATCTCAATATCGCCCGGGTCGATTAGTCCTGGAAGTATATCAAGATAACTATTGTCAGAACCGAGTGACGTGGCATTCTGCTTTGAAGCTGTGAGGTTCACGGGTCCCACTCTTGTTATTTCCGCAACAAAGTTCGCTCCCCACTTAAAAGTAGTCCCATAACCTATTTTTGCTTCTGTTACTGCCATTTTTATTACCTCCTATAAAAATAGTCTATTGAAACAAACGTGCTAACACGTTTGATACCTGAATTAAAGGTTATCCCTCACTGTTATTGAATAGAAAGCCAGTACACTGAAGTAGCCTGGTATATCAATATCCACGAGGTCTTGACCTTGAACCTCCTCCCTTGCTTTGGTGATATAATATGTCGTTCCATCTATGGTAATACCGACATTCCCCAGTCCCTGCAGGGCATCATATAGAGCACGATAAACCTGTCGGGCTTCCTCCTTATCATCTGACCAGCAGTTAAACTGGACACTTGGTGAGAATATGTTTGGTACTTCAGGGTCGGCAGTACCACCACGAGTAAAGAAGCTGATAGCCGGCTTAACACTCAAATCCACATCCTCTGGAAGTCGCGGACAATAGATCTGAGAACCCACCAGTGCTATTAGAGGGTCAGTCAAAGTTGAGGACGTTGTTAGATATTTTCTGATTAAATGATTTGTGTCTACTAAGGTCATGTCAGATTAGCCTTTATCTCTCTGGGTAGATTCTTCATGTTCTTATCCAGTGCTGGCTTGAAGTAAGGGCGAGCTGGCATCTTGGAAGTCCCAGTCTCAAGGTAGCCGCCGTAACCCGAGGTGGAACAAACGGCAGATTCTAGTTCCTTTGTGCCTATACCAGATGTATCACCTTCTACTGTTATCACTCCGCCACCCTCTATTTCATAGGCTATCATTCTCATATTGTTACCTGTTACATGAGGGCTTCCGTGTATGACATCCTGGGCAATATCAGTAGTAACATCCTTCAGAGCCTTCCTGGTAGCATCTCTGACCTCTTTCTGTACCTCTTTGTCTCGGAGGTTTAGCTTTACTTCAACATGGAGCTTCATCTAATAGTTACCTTACAGTCCTCATCAGACATTCCTTGTGGTGATTGCTTGTGCCGTTCTGTTTGTCGGCTACCAATAAAACTTCATAGGTTATACTGTCTATAACTACCCTGTCCTGTTCTGTAATGTCCACATCTGCGATAAATAGTTTATACTCGGCAATCACAACCTCAGCTCCTACCTTGACCTCTCTGCCGGAGCCGGCCATAAGCCGGCATGCCTGATCTGAAAGATAGTCACCCCAGCTCTCAGCAGGATTGCCATAGTTGTCCTGTGCCCCGGGTGTATTACGCCGGACAGTGCAGGTATTTATCAACAGGTTAGTGAAGCTCACTCTTCTTCTCCAGTCAGGTCTAGCTCGCTCCAGGTCATTGCAGGTAAAGCATTATCCTTGTCCCTCAGCCTCTTTGCCATAGCGAGCATCTTGTCAACTATCTTCTGGCTGTAGGAGTAGTCGCCTATCTTCTCGCTGTCGGCACTGGCGGCATACTTGGCAGCCCACGCCTCCAGCAGCTCGGCAGATGCCAGGTTGATATTGTCAGAGTGGTTTGCCAGGAATACCTCAATCTCCTCGTCTGAGAAGTATGCTGGGCTATCCGACGTGTTGACCTTGTCGTTGATATTCAGACGGATCTTCCCGATGTCTGTTGCCAGCGAATATGTGAATGTCATTATCCACTCTCCGTGACGTGCAGGATATGATTGCGGAAGCTCTCCCGCGCACCTGCCTTCGTCAGTTCAATCTCGGCCATGAAGTCGCCCTCGGTCGTGAAATCCCCGCTCTGGATAGTGTAGTACACCTTGCCGTCTATGGCGGAGGTGATGCCGCCTACGCCGGTCAGTAGTAGCGTTGCAGGCACGTCGTATGTCCAGACCTTCAGCGTCACGACATAGCCGGTCGGATTGAACACATCACCCGAGCCGTCGTACAGCGTGAATTCGAGGTTGAATCCATAGTCGTTCATGGGAATGTAGATGTCCTTCGTATGCACCTTCGCAATTGCCATCAGAACTCCCTCCTCGACTTGGTGTTGATTGCCCTGTTGTAGAGGAACGCAGCGACCTTGATTCCGGGTCTGTCATAGTCTCCCGTCATCACCATCGAGTCAACGATTGCGATTGAGTCTGCCAGGGCCTTCCCCACATCCTTCGCAATTCCAACCTGCCCTGTCCCCACCGCATAGAACGTCGCCGTTCCTCTCAGGCTGGCATCGTCTGTCGCTATCTCGTCTGCTGTGCGGGCGACGGAGGAGTAGCGGGCTTCACAGATATGAGAGTCAGTCCAGTCGCTTGCGACACGACGCGCCCCGATGTATAACGATTCTGCGCTGCTGCCGAGAGTGCCCGTCACTGTCTTGGTGGAGGTGCTGCCATTTAGGCTCGCAAACAGGTCGGTGCCATCAAATGTAACAGCATAGTGCTGCCACTGAC